AAAAGAGCCATAGGCATCTATTACTGCTGTTCCATTTGTAAATTGACCTATTGCGGTAACGCCCTTGACTGTTAATTTCGCACTAGGACTACTTGTTCCCAGACCTAACGAGCCACCTGCAGTTAATCTCATCTGCTCACTAGATGTTTGCCCAAATACAATCGCCCCACCATTAGCCGTAATCCCAAGAGTTGTTCCTGAATTGGATTGCCAAATCTGATTAACATTTGTATCCGTTCCGTTGATCCTTAAGCCATTAAATAGTGCAGAACCAAAGGTTGAGTTGCCCGTAACAGTTAAAGCACCCGATATCGTCCCACCGCTTAGTGGTAGTGCGTAAGAGGAATAATTGGCACTTGTTAATACAGTTTTCCAAGGTTGCCAATTCGCACTATCGGTTTTATTCCTAAACTCCATCGTTCCCGTATAGTGAAATCTCTGTTGGACTACTGCCGTTGAGCCAAAAGGATTGAAAACCAAAACAGAATGAGAATCGCCTGAGTTTTGTTGTAAATAAAATCCATTACCCGTTGCGTTATCTATATTTGCCGTAGTTACAGAGCCTCTATCTACCATTACAGTAGAACCCGTTACATTGATTCCCCAAGTTCCACTAGCACCCGTTCCCGTTAGCGTGGGTGCGTAAGAGTTGTAATTACCTGAATGAATCATAGTGTTGTTATCGAAATAGAGAGTTCCGTTCGTTCTCATTTCTAAAAACTTACCGACTACTCCCGATATATGAAAAGCAATACCCGTTGTAGTGTTTCCGTAACTTTCTGTCCATAGTGAAGCACTTGTGTAAGCCCCATCAGTTTGATTCTTTCTGTAATAAGTAGAACCCGTTACGACACCGCCCGATAAAGGTAGTGCGTAAGAAGAATAATTCCCTGCCGTTAATACCTGACTTCCATTTTGAGTGATTGAACCCGAAGCGTTGAGAGTTCCACTCACATCTAATTTGTAGGCAGGGGATACAGTTCCTACTCCAACCCGATCATTCGTTGCATCTACAAATAAAGTGTTCGTATCAACAGTTAAACCACCGAAAGTGGGCGACGATGTTGTTGATAAATTTTGATTAATTGCGTACTGGGTTATATTCCTGGCGTCACCCGTAATGGTAGCACTTGAGGTGATATAACCACTGGGATTACTGGCCAAATAATAGGTGTTAGCATCGACGGATCCATCGGCTTTTAAGAATTGGCTAGAGATTCCACCGGATTTGATTAAGCTACTAGCCGTCACCGAAGATGAAAAACTAGCAGAAGTTCCACTCAAAGAACCAGTAAGGGTTCCACCCGCTAAAGGCAATTTGCTTGAATCCGTTGCGCTAACAGTGATGGATCCACCAAGTGAAACGGGTGTGGAATTAATCGTGATGGAGCTATTGTTTAATGCGGAATTGGGAATGTTGGTTAGCGAGGCCCCCGATCCACTAAAAGTTTGAGCGGTGATCGTGTTCGAAGCTGTAATATTCGATGCGTTGACAATTGGTTGTCCGTTAGCGTCCAACCCTTGTGCGCCCAGTAGTGCCTTTTTTGTAGCCATTGGTTCCCTATCCCCTTTGGTTATATGTTGATATTAAATATTAAACGACGATCGCATTCCTTAGAATAGTAATCGTGGTCGAAGCGTTAGCTGGAGTGACCAAGAGCCTTAAATTATTAGAATTAATATCGGCATCAAAAGTCGCCAAGCTGGAGCCTGAATAAATATCACCATATTCGACCATATAAACCGAAGTTCCGTCGTGCGTGAGCATAAGCTTGGTCGCCTGATAAGAGGTTCCTGATTTAACTTGGATTAGGTATTCAACCGTTCGGTAACTTAAAGCCGAAATCGATTCCACGACTTGATTGGGCGTGGTTGCGGTTGTAGTCAGGGTGGCGACATTGTTATTCGCCAAAGTAGATCCACTGGCCTGGACGGATATGTTGCCATTAATCGTTAAACCGCCAAAAGTCGGCGTCGAAGTTGTGCCAATTGATTGAGGCAGTGACAAGGTAACCGCACCCGTATTGGCCGAGGTAACGACTTGATTAGCCGTTCCTTGAACAGAAGTTACACCGCTATTGGTAATCGTTAGGGCAGAGGAGCCGTCGTAGGTCGATCCTGACGACAAACTTAAACCAGTGCCAACGGTTAATGCGTTAGCCACCTTATTGGCCGTCGTTGAGGTAGTCGAAGTGGTTGAGCTAGAAGCATTTCCGTTTAGGGTCGCCGTAATAGTTCCGGCACTAAAATTGCCCGAAGAATCCCGCAAAACAATTGCGTTGGCCGTATTGCTAGAAGTTGCGGTTGTGGAGGCATTGGCAATATTGGTGATCGTGTTTGATCCACCGTCAATCGTTTTGCCGGTCAGCGTTTGGGTTCCGCTAAGGGTTACAACAGTGGTATCAATTGCAAAAGTATTTCCCGTAAGGGTTAAACCCGTTCCCGCAAGATACGAACCCTGGCCGGAAAATTGGCTAAATTCGATGTGTGTAGTTCCAAGCGTTCCACCCTTGTCATTCGTACAAACCCATCCCGTATCTTTTTGCGTTGTGCCTTCTTCTACAAAAGTAAAAGCCCCAACCAGCTCGTCGTAAGTGTCGGCATCGCTTGTTCGTGTCCAAGACCCCGAAGCGACAAGGTAGAGACCGTTATTTTGCTTAGAGGTTTGGTTTTTGACCAAGACTCGATCGCCAACATCAAGATTAACCCCGTCGATTGTTTGGGTTCCGCTAAGGGTTATGTTCTCGGTCGTCGCAACCTTGACACTTGCTTTAACATCAAGGCCTTGGGCGACTGAATCGACATAAGATTTCGTTGCGACATCAGTTGAATTGGTGGTTGTTCCGCTAATCGTCACCATACTAAAAGTAGGAGATGACGCGGTTCCTAAATTTTGATTGATGGTATAAGAAGTGATATTAGAAGCGCTTCCCGATATGTTGCCTGAGATCTTCGATCCCGAAAGGGATGTTATCCAAGAAGGATCGGAATAAGATCCATTTGTATAAACACCATTTGCAACCGATCCCGCTTGTCCCGAAATGTTACCCGTAATTTTAGAACCCGCCAAGCTGGTGATCCAGGTTGGATCTGTGTAAGATCCGCTAGTGACCACACCCGAAGCGCCCGAAATATCGGAGGTTTGTAAAGTAATGGATCCCGTTCGTCCATTAAAAGATTCAACACCTCCGGATCCATTGGATGCCGAGGTGATTCGACCTTTGGCGTCGACTGTGATGTTGGCCGTTGTATACGACCCGGCAGTGACTCCCGTATTTGATAAAGTAGTTGCCGATGAACCTGCCGAGCTTGTGACATCTCCCGTTAAAGCTGGAAGTCTTAAGGCCGAAAGCGTTCCACTGGTTAAATTGGAAGCGTTTGACGATTGCGATACGGTCGCTACATCGGAAGCACTGACGCCATCGGCTACATTAATGATCGAAAGATTGTTGTTATCTAATCCATTTTTTACTACAAAGCGTTTTAAGTTTGCCATAAAATCCCCTTCTATTTAGTTTATCTAATTATTTTGATTACGAATTTTGACCCTAGGAGGGCGTATAGACCGCGTAGATGTCATACATTTTGATATGAGCCGAAGCCGAGTATTCGCCATATTCCCCTGCCACTCCACCCTCACCCGAATAACGAACTTGCAAGTCTGCCATATTCATTGAGCCAAGAGAAGCCGTATAACTTGAAGCGCTAGTATCTTGTTGCTGACTACTTGTTGAAACAATCGCGGTCCAAGTTGAGCCGTTATCGGTAGAGTATTCTAGGGTTGCTGACGCACCTACTTCTGCCCAATCGCTTGAGGTGGCGTATAGACCTGCTTTTAGGTATAGCGTTCCGCTTGTAATCGAAGCACTAGCGAAATGACAAGTTACAGTGCCGTTGTAAGTTGCTGAACCATTAAGCTCTACATACCCATAGGTAGTAGTATCGCCAAACGAAATATCTCTCGTTTTCGAGTAGTCGTAATTAAGAGCATTAGACCCACTAAAGGTTGGGTTGCCGTCATCTCTTGTCGTAACATCGACACCCGTAACGGTCAGGGTTGCTTCGTTTGAATTGAGCGATGAAGTATTAGTCCAAGTAGCAGTAGCGGTATTCGATTGGACAGTAATACCTTCATCGTTTCTCGTATTGGTGACCTTGCAGTAATAATCTCCCGTCACTTGGGTCGTCAAATAACTATAAATCTCGTAATTAAGAACATCTCCGTTGGCCTTGTACCATTGATACGATAGCGTTCCATTTCCATTAGCAACGACCGATAAAGTTGCACCGCCAATTCCACCGGTAATCGTAGCAACGCAACGATATTTATAACCACTCATACCTGCGGTGAGCGTTTCGGTCGTATAACTATTGGTCGTTCCACCGCTTCCCGTTGTTACATTTGCAAACCCCGATCCCGAATCGCGTTGCCATTGATACGATCGGGTTCCAAAAAAGGGGTCGGAAACTGTAATGGTAAAAGTGGCCGTAGTATTTACATCGCCCGATTGATTAGTTGGTTGGGAAGTAATAATCGGTGCAGAAACCGAGCCACTTTGGTTAGTAGGTTGGGTTGTGATATTGGGAGAAGTAACGACTTGATAAACTTGTCGCCAATCGTTGTTGGAGTAAATATAAATTGCTCTAGCTTCAAGCCAATTCGTCCCATCATAATAACGAGGACGCTTGATCGTCCGCCATTGATTATTGTAGTAAATCTGAAACTTATAATCGGTCATTTAGTAAATCCAAGCGATGTCACCTTCGGAAGGATTACTAGGATTCTGATTCCCATAGGGAACCAAAGTCATTTTTCCAAGAGGCAGACCACTTTTAATCGTGACGGTTCCGCTGAAAGTTCCGGTCGTGGCACTTACTGACCCACCCGAAAGATCATACGCGGTAATATTCCCCGTTATTTTTGAAGCCGACAGAGAAAAAATCCAAGACGGATTCGTATATGATCCCGAAGTGACTACCCCACCCGCATTTGAAATCATTGTCGAGGTTATACCGTTTATGTAACCGCTTGGATTTGAGGAATTGTAAGGTGTATAGCCTAGAGCATTTGTGACCATTGTTGAAGTGATGCTTGAAATGTACCCACTAGGATTCGTGGAATTGTATGGTGTGTAACCTAATGCGTTTGTCACCATTGTGGAGGTAATACTTGAAATATATCCGCTTGGATTTGAGGAGTTGTAAGGAGTATACCCAAGGGCATTTGTCACCATTGTGGATGTTATTCCGGTTATGTAACCACTGGGATTCGTAGAATTATAGGGGGTAAAAGTTAAAGCTCCGGTAACATCACTAGAGGTGAGCGTTATGGCTCCCGTTCGCGTATTAAAGCTCGTAACACCCGAACCGCTTGGATTTGCCACTTGATATACGCCTTGGGTCCATATATCAAAAATGTTTAGATAGATTTGCCCACTTGGTTCGGTCACATTTTGCGGGGGTTCATCAGGTTGTGAGGGCAACGGTATGGAATCACCCGCACCTCTCGTCATAACGGCCCTGATCCTTAAATTTGATAAGGTTGGAGAGGTGTTTGATACGACCAATGTGGAAATTGTTGGCGATAACGGTTGATTAGTGTAGTCCGTTGCTATATTAATCCAATCAGTTCCATTAAAAGAGTAATCCCATTGAACGGACGAAACCCCACCGGCTCCGTCCAATATGCTTTCATAACCGCGACAGATGTTGACCGTAAATGATCCAGTATCATAAGGCAAATTGGTTGAATTAGAAAATCCATCAAACAAGAGGGTTGTAACTCGATCAATTAAATACGGTCCGGGAAGAGCATCCCAATTTCCAAAAGTACCCGTATGGGAAACATCCAAATCGTAAGCTAATTGGTAGTCAGTTGAATCAGCGAAACCTTGCGTATTGCCCGACCTTGAATAAACGGATGGCCGTTTGGTTTCTATTACGGAATTAGTAGCTCCACCTCCGGGAATCGGCGCCCAAGTTCCATCCGCTCTCAGAAAGTAATTATTGGCCGTCGCAACGCTACTGGGCGACGGAACCATTCCTTTTTTTCCAACCGTTTGAGTTCCGGATGGCGGAGAAAAGGCAGACGCTACCTCCGAGACCTCATAGGTAGTTGGTATGGCCGTCGAGCCATCGGATGTTGTCCATTGACTATTTGGCATTGTAGACCGCCCGAACACCCGCTTTAACCAAACTATTTCCGATCGTTAGACTTCCCAAAGTTTGGGTAAACACATTTTCATCGCCCGAAACGGTTGTTCTTATAATGTATTTATCTTCGTCGAGTATGGAAGTTCCATAATAAAGAATAATTTCAAAGCTGGTGGGACGAGGTGCATTTGCTGGGAATGTCCACCGAACGGTCGCAATCTTTTTCTTTACAAATTTGGGGTTTCCAAGAGGCCCACCTTCACCTCCCGTATGTAAACTGTCATCATCGGTCAAAATATATTTAGCCATTTGAATTTCCTTAAATATCCGTAATCGTTAAAGTAACATCGTAGGGTTGGGGTAATTGTATTTGACTAATTGTATATTGATAGGCGATCACATCGGAAGCGATGCCGTTATAAGTCGCGGGTGATACGGGTGGAGTATAGGTCGAAAAACTTGTCGAGTTAATATCAACCGAAAAATTGTTGGCATCTATAACGGTCACATTTCCCGCTAAATTATTAATTTGAGTCATACCCGCAATTGCACTAAAAACAACACGATTCCCGTTTGTTAAAGTATGGTTAGGCGAAGTAACAACGGCAGAAGTGCTTTTTGTGATGTTGGTAATCTTAAAACCATCAAACGATTGCGATACCAATCCCCATTGGTTAAACGAAAGAAACTTGAAGTAAATTTGTAGGGTTGCTGGGTAGGTCGGAATAAACGATGGAGGTAAATTCCATCGGTATATCGCATCATCCATTCGCACAAAAGATTCATTTGCCGAATGGCTACTAATCGGCGTTCCGTACACCCCACGAATAAGGTTGATTTGCTTATTTGATGATCCCAACCATAATTCAAAATTTCCATCGGCGTTCATTTGGGCGTATTGATAGGACATTAATTCACTACCGACTCGGAATAAAGTGACATATTTATTCATAGCCGACGCCGATGCGTTCAACAGAGATCCCCCGGAGGTCAGTTGTGCAGTGATTTGGCTAGTTGTATCGGAAACGGCATTATTGTTATTGCCAAAAGCGTTGAGGCTCTTTCCGTACCGAGCCTTTGTGTAGATGGTTCCTATTTGTTGATAATCGATATTATCGAGCGAAGCATAAATGTCGCATCCGCCCCAGGCTTCATTAAGGGATGAAACGGCAATCCAAAGCTCTTGTGAAACACTGTCATTCAAAAAATAGGGGGGTGAGAAGAATGATGGGGTCAGAATTTGCCCCGGATAGGTTCCTTGATTAGTTGTATTACCATCGCCACTGTTAACTACATATTTTGTCGGGGTTGCATTACCAAAAAGAAAGTCCTCTGCCTCGATATTTAGAAGCATATCGTCCGTTTCTTCGATGGATAAGATTCTTACTGGTCTCTTGTACAATCCCAACCCCGCATCGGTAAGGGTTATAAGATCGAACGGCTCTAGGAGTGAGAATTTTAAGGACAAAGTAAAAGAATAAGTGTTACGAACATAGAGACCCCGTTGTAGCATCGTTTGAGCGACGGACTGAGCCGTATCTTTATTTGTAATCCAGTGGCAATTGATGGTTTCAGATTTTCGAAGCCCAAAAACCTGGATATCACTATCATCTTTAACCTCACAAATCGTGGGATTGAAATCTTTTTCGGAATTCAAGTATTCCAATGAGACCTGGTTTTGTGTGTCTTGTTTGTTTTTTCTTGTAATCACAATGGGATCTACGCCCCGTCCCGAAATAAATTCGTCATCGGTTAGATCGTAAATCGGAGTTGAGTTTGCAAGGAATTGATAGTTCCAAGTGGAGCTAGAAGCCGGGATGCTTACATCCGCATAGGTCTTGATTTTTAGATAGCCCTCGCTCCATAAAAAGTCACAATTAGTCGACTTCATAATGTCGTTGAGCCATTCGGCCGTTGGTTTTTGTTCGTTGAAAATGGGTGAGAAGAATAGATTTGAGCAAATGCAATAGTTGTACCAGCTATAAAAACGATTAGGATCGCTAGATGAAGGTTTTAGGTTTGGATCTAAACTAGAAAACCCGATTCCGTAAAAAGGGTCGGTCAGGATACCTTTTATGATGTGGTACGGGTGGCTTTCCACTTTTCCCGTCGTTGCATCGGTGTTAACGAACGGATCAAAGCCGGTAATCACACAAGAGGTTTGAGGAAGCGTGGTTGCCGATCCTAAATCAATCGTTTTTGATAAGTAAGCAAACCTTGGGTATCCATAAGCCTCTAAAGGTATTTTTGATACCAAATAGGTCCAAGGGTCTTGCGGTAAAGATCCGGGTGTCGTTGTGTATCCCTTAGAAGAAGCACTATAAAAATTGGTTTTATCTAAATAAATTTTTCCAAATTGTATATTTCCGTCGCCTTCGCAGAAGGCTTGTTGGATGGTGACATTATAGGTATAAGTTGTGGTTGTATTCCCACCGCCTCCAAAACCTTTTCCACCTGAAGTCCGACTGGTGTGGGCAATCGCCGTCCAAAACCCTCTCCATATTAAATTGGGCGAAAGTCGGTTGGTTCCAAAAATAATAGGGACAACGGATCCATAACACGAAGTTTGAATCGATAATCCAGTTACGGCGACTGGCTTTTGTGCGTTAGATTTACCCCCGCCTCCAAAACTCATAGTCTATTCCAGGGAGCTGTAAAAAACATAGAGGCACGATCTTTCATTCGGCCATTTGTAAAATCGTCAAGAATAACGCCTCGTTCGTTCATAGCGTGGATAATCAACGGCCAACAAATAAAGATCCCGGCGTGACTAATGGCATTTCCCAAGCGGAACATAACGACATCGCCTGGCTTGGGCGTTGTGGTTGGTATTCCATATTTCATCATCTTGGCCAAATATAATTCTTGATTTTGATGAAGCGACCAATCGGGAGAATAATCGGGAACAATTTCATCACCATTAAGAGCATTAATCTTCTCGTAGATCGCCACCATCAACATCGCACAATCGGTCCCCTTACCCTTTGTTTTTGCGTGTGGAATGTAGGGTGTATTAATCCAGGTAAAAGCCTCCTGGATGACTCTTAGGCGAAGATCCCTTTCTTGGTTTGATACATCTTCTAATCCTTTTAAGATTCTCTGCTCATAATCGGCGTACATTACAACGACTCCTCGACGGGTGGCACAAAGGGGAAACCCCTAAAGCGTGTTTTATAGGTTGTTGGGTAATACCTGGAGCATCCATCAGCGTTAATCGTTTTTGAGCATCCAGGCGTTAACGAAATGGTAGCTCCGACGGTAGGGATATAGGGTAGCGGGGCCGATAGCGTAATCTTCCGGACTGTATTGGAACCAATCACCGTTGAGGTGTTTTCCTGGAGTCGTATGGGCCTTTTATATCCGGTATTTGGGCCAGTCGAAAATGAGACATACCCATTATTAAAATAGCCGGTAGAAAGCGGATCGTCGAACGGAATGAGAACACCTTGTGGAGATGTGTACGAGGCATATAGAATTGTATTTGGGTTTATGGAATCGAGACTGGTAATCGTTGCCGAAAGTGTGTAGTTGGCCAAAACGACACCACAAGCTGAATCGCCAAAGGTATTGACGCATCCGGGTTGAAAAACATTTCGAGGCGTAGGGATATTAAGCTTATCGATTTCCGATTTGACCGTAAAGGTAACCTGGGATCGTTGCGGATCCGCGGAACATATAATTCCACTGAACATCCAAACATTGAAATTTGATCGAATATCTCCAAAACTGGGCATAAATTGGCGATAAACGGAAACCTTGGCGTTATCCCAATATCCATTGGTTGTTACCAAGCCAATCGTATTCTCATCTATTTTATAGTTTGGATCTAGGGGCCATAAATCTAGCGTCATTTCGTCGACTTCTAAGCCTATTTTAATTTTTGTCCCGGATCGCTTGTAGCCGAAAAGGTTTGAGGAGTAAGTTACACCATTAACCGTAATGTCAAAATCCGCATTTGTAAAACGATAGTAAACCCCCGTCAAGTGGGCCGGTTGTATTGTGATGAGATCGGCCACATAAAACTGATTTGTCTGAGCAAGGTAATTAATCAATTCTGTGTTGTTGGATTGCTTCACATTATCCTCATTTGACCGTTATTAGTTCAATAGACGCTTCATAATAACCGTTTAGAAATCTTTGGAATTCGGTTTCATCTGTATTGACTCTGCATCTCCAAAAATAAGTCCCAGTCCAGGTCAATAAATGATTATTGGCGGGAGGATTGGTAAAGGTTACCAACCCATTATTTATAGAGTATCCACTGGTTACGACCGAGCCGTTAACCGAAATAATTGGGGTGCTATTCGTATTAAAAATAGGCTCAAATCCATCAGCATTTGATGGAAAATACTTCCATAGGGCTTTATTGGTCTCTGCAATATCACTGGTTGGAACCAAAGTCCGTTGAAGCTGAAAAGAAGTTGTCGTTCCGTTTCCAACGCCAAAGGGCATATCCGTCACCGATTGATCATCGGGGATGGCGAACAGAAAAGAATCTTGTTGCCCCGCCATTCTTTGTAAAAAGCCTATTAAACGCTCGTATTCATTGTAAGTTGGCTTTGAGGCCGACCGCAAGACGGAGAAGTTTAGATTCAAAACATAGCGTGGATATGACCAATAGGCCGACCTAACTTCTTTTCCGGATGTCGCTTCTTGGATCAAAGTTGAATGTATGATTTTACGGCTTATATTGATCTTGAGGCCGATGAGATTAGGGAGAATTAGTTGGCTCATAAACCCTTTCCGTTCCTAACTGATTGTGCATAAGCCTTAAAGACCGCCCCATTGTTTTTCATAAGGTAGCTTTCAAAAGATTTGGAATCCATAGCGTGAATGGTTATGTTTTGAACGGAAGATCCCGCATCGGTCATATTCCTGACCTTTTCGGCCAGGTTGCTAGGAAGGACCATTTCATTTTTGTGTATCATCGCTAGGGTATCGTTAGGGACCTGACCCCATCCGCCCTTAGCGGAGAACAGCTTGGATAACCCGAACGCTTCGTAAAGACTAGCCAAAGCAGGGGCTTCGGCAACGGTTAACGGATTAGCAGAAAAGGAGGCCAAAGCGTTGACATAGGCCACTTTTGATCCCGCTACGATTTGCGAATTGGCAGAAACTTGGCCTCCTAGCGCCGATTCCATAAAATACATCAAGACCGCTTGGAGCAATTTATCTACAAATAATGAAATTAATGAGTTTATAGCGTTAGAAAGGATATTGTTTAGGGCATCTGCGAAGGTCATCGTTCCATTAATTAGCCCCTGAATTGATGATTTGAAGCCGGAAGTGATTGCATCAAAATATTGTCGATAAAGCATCGACTGATATTTAACCGTTTGTAGCGTTAAAAGTCTTTGTTTAAGAGCGTGATCTTTCTCCAGTTTTAGCAATTCCTCATTAAGTTTTTTTTGGCCTTCAAGAGTCGGTTCTTGTAACTGTTGCTTTAACAAAGACGCCAGTTTGATGGCGTATATCTGATCTTGAAATTTCATCTCATTGGCAATTTCTTTGTCTTTAAGCTGAAAGCCCATTTCCGTTTTGGTTTGGTTCGCAACCGATAGAGCTTCTATCTCTTTTGTTGCTATCTCTTCGTCAAGCTTGGCGCGGTCCATAGCAAATTTTCTGACTTGCTCATCGTATTTTCTTTCAAGCTCTAGTTTCTTTTCAATCTCCTTTTGCTTGGCGTCAAAAGAGATTTTAGAAGCTAGTTCTATGTTGTTATTTTGGATTTTAATTTGAGCTTGATAATCATCGGTCATTCTTTTTTGAGCAATTTCGTTATCCTTGATGAGCTGTTGATTTGTCTGATCGCTGATCTTCCACTTAAGTTGTTGAATTTGTTCTTCAATTTTGGTTTTTTCTTTTGGCTCATTTGCCCATATCATTTTTTGCTTTTCATAGAATTCAAGTTCCGCCCTGAGCGAATTATCTCGATAAGCTTGTTCTCGATCTTGCTTATCTTTTATAAAAGCCTGAGAAACAAGATCACTGGTGGCTTCGGGCTTCTTGTAGGTATTCTTAGATTCTTTGTTTTGCTCCAAGGTAATGTCGTAAATCGCCTTCATCTTGTCGTATTCGGCTTGTAAAACCGATAAATTCTTTTTACGGGTCTCAATGGCGATCATTTGATTTGTGGCATTATCCTTGGCGTAAGCGATATTTTTTTCTAGGAGGGCAATTTGGCTTTTTGCGATCTCAATGTCTAAGGCTTTTTTCTCAACACCAAGCCTAGCGTTTTCCATCTCGGCCTTGTTAATTCGCTCTAACGCATCAGCAAGATCCAAATTCCCTTGGCTATCTTTTTTTAGATATTCCAGGTATTGCGGATAAGTTTCTATTAATTGTCTAAGGGCTTCGGCTATCTTGCCTTTAGCTTGTGATTTTTCTTGTTCTGAGGCCGAGGTTGAGTCCAAAATCGATTGATATTGTTGTAGCTGAGGGATGAGTTCCTTGTTCCTGGAGATTAAATCCATTCGGCTCATAAGATATTCGTTATTTGAGATCCTTGCTTTGTCAACGGCTCTAGCCTCTGCTTCAAACCAATAAACAATTCCAGCTAGGGCAACGACACCCGCAACCACTGGATTGATGGAGGCCAATAAGCCATCCATCGTCGCTATTAGACCCTGGACGGCCGTTCCGGTTCTCGCGATGCTCAAAGACACATTCATCATTAGCAATTCTGCAAAGGCCGACATATAGGTAATCGCGGTTTTTACAGCTCCGCCCAATGTAACTTTTAAGGCGATGGCCAATAAGACGACTTGAACCGTCGTTGATGAAAGTATTTCAATAAGTTTGGAGGCGGAATTAACGATCGGGTCAATAATAACGGTTCCGCTTTCCCGCCAGGCTTGAGCCAGTTTAGTCAACGACGGAATGAGATCTGACCCAACCTTAAATTTAATTGCTTCAAAGATTTGACCGACTTCGTGCATCGCCTCTTTGTAGGCTCTTACACTTGCCACTTGGCGACTTGATAATTCCATCCCAAGTTCTTTTGCTTCATCTCGGCCTTCGGCGATACGCTCGTTCGTGAGCCTCAGAATTGGTTGAAGCTCCTTAGCCGAGCGTCCAAAGGTAAGGACCGACAAGGCATTCCGATCATATCCATCTTTCATACCATTAATGGCCTCGATGGAGTTCATCATAATGTCTTGCAGATTTAAGATTTCACCATTGAAACTTCTTGTTCTAACTCCGTTTTGATTTAGAGCCGATTCGTTCTGCCTCAAACTCATTTGAAGTCTGAAGATTGCCGTATTGGACATATCGGTATCGACGCCGAGTTTATCCATCGCTAGTCGCAACCCTGATGCTTCTTGGGTTGTAACGCCAAGCGTCTTTGATAGTTTTTGGACGCCTAGCGTGTATTCTTCCGTATAGGCAATCGCATCCTTAAATAAAGCACCCCCCGACAAAATACTTGTAAATGCCAAAAATGGGGCTTTAAGGTTGTTAATCGTGTTAGCCAATTGATCAAATTGACTGGACATTTGATTGGTAGCATCACGAACAACAGAGGAGGCATTGTTTAAGCCCGATTGTAACTGGCTTATTCCTACGCCGACTTCTATTTGAACTTTATTCTCTGCCATTTTTTTTACCTAATTAAACATACTCGCAATTTGTTTGGCTTCGTCGATGGTTGCATACTCGCTGGATTCGTCTTTCTTGTTGTTGTTGCTACTTCCAATCCCTAAATAAGCTTTCACCATTATGTGGATGGGTGGGTTTGATGTCCAATAATCCATTAACGCTTTGGCTTGAGGGAAATTGAGGTTGTCGACTTCTGAAAATGTCCATCCCGTAGTCGTGATGATAAGCGAGTAAAGATCGTCCCAATTTATTGGTTCTGACCCTGACTCGCTATCACTTTTTTTTGATCTAAACCACTAGCGGACATAATTGCCGGAAACACCATTTGAATATTCCCAAGATCGAGAATATCTTCTAGGGCTTCTTGGCTTAAGTCGGGATAATTTCGTCGTATGGCGTGATGAATAACTTCAACCATAACTGAAATTTGCTCGTTGGATGGCAATCCGTTTAGACTTTGTAGCGAATTAAGTTTGTCGGAAAGTTGTCTGAGAGATTTTAACGATAACGGAGGAACAATAAATTCTTGGTTTCCAAGTTTGATCGAAACGCCATCCAATGGCATATTTTTATCCTTTCAAGATAATTAGTCAGCTGTAAAGAAGTCTACGATTTTACCAGTGGCCGAAGCAAAAGCCTCGCCCTCAAGATCTTGCTCGGTGTAATCGCTTTGCTTTAATCCCATATCAAACTTGTTGAAAGTCACCGCATAGAGGTAGATTCCAAAGTTGTTTGATTTGAATTGATTAAAGAGTTTTACGCCGAAAGTGGTTCCTGCTCCCATGAGTTGATTACTTAGGGAAGTTGTATATCCAACGGTCGTTGAGGTGTAACTGTATGAGATCTGTAGTACATCGCCTGAGTTTCCGCTATCGAAGGTATAAGTACCCGTCGTTTCGTTTACTGTGTAAGTGTTTGATCCAACAGAAGATCCTCTTTGCATAAATTTGGCCTTGGTTACATTGTAAATACCAAGATCAGATTTGAAGGTCGCTCCATTTGAGACGACTTTTGTATATGGAGAAGTTGCTGGAACGGTAGCGGATTCGTTGGCCACACCAATTTCAGATCCAACGGTAGGGGTCGCACCGGCAAGGACCGAATAGATAGTTCCGCCGTTGATTAATGCGTTTTTGCATTTGATTGAAATTTTTCCTTGCCCTCTCGCCGAATCAATTGGAAATTGAAATTGACCGTAAAGGGATTTTTGCTCAAAGCTGGTCGAAACGCTCACATCTTTTAGCACACCGACGAGAACGGGGGTGGCATTAGCAGTGGTTGGAGTGATGTATAAATTACCTACGCCAAAATTATAAGCCATAGTATTTTATCCTTTCAGAAGTTTTAGTTTGTTTTTGAGAATTTCCTTTTTTTCTTGGAAATGATTGTAGTGCTGAACGGGGAGGCCTAAATTATGAAAGGTCTCTACAAACCAATCGTCCACAAGCTTGTCGAGGTCTTTGTGAATGGGTTTGGGTTCGTTTTTAGAAGATTCAATTTTTGGATCTTTTTCCATAGTTCAATCCTTTCTTTTATTTTCGCACCGTTTGGGGGTTTTAGGAGGTTACCGAAATAACAAATGGCACAATCGCCACCGATTGCTGACCCAAGGCGCCGGAATCCGTCTCGATTTCACCATCAATCGCACAATAATCGCATAAGCCACCTAGATTCGTATTGAAGTCCCTGGTATCGGGGTAATTTGAGTTTGGATTTCGGGTTTCGTTGGGTTGCCGTTCAAATGCTTTTTCTACCGCCGTCAGAATGTTATTAAGCGCGGTCATCGGAACCATATTCGGATCGTCGTAGCGTACATAAATCAACAAAGATCCCCTGAGCAACCATTGGTTAGGCATTCCCTTGGATTGGATCGTATTTTCTCGATCTTTTACCATTATGATTGCCGGTTGCGTATCAATGTCATCCCAGGTCTTGAAGATCCTGGACGCATAAACGACTCCCTCGATTGAGGACACTCGCTCAAACAAAGTAGAAAAAAGGATTTCCCTATCGACGGCCATTATCCCCCCACGATTCCTAGTATTCTCTTGCGTATTTGGTCCCTCATTGAGTTCAACGCATCCGCCAAGAAAGGTCTTGATCGAGCGTTGACCCTTCGGGTGTGAGCTTTAACAACGGTCGCCCCACTGGAAGTTTTACGAAGATGCTCTCGAATCGATTGTGTTCCCGCGAATCCTTCGTGGTGAAATCGACCATACCAAACATTGGTCCCGACGATCGTTTTGATCTCGGAAGAATTTGTCGTTACTTTGTTTTTTATTGATTGTCGAAGCTTTCCCGTCTTTACCCGAAGGTACTGACCGGACAAATAGTTGGCCTTTACATCTCGCTCCAATTCAAAGCCGATCAATGTTATTTCATCTCTAAGAGCTTTGTGGATTCGATCGGAATGGGCCAATAAATTTACTTTTACATTGTCAAGTCCAACGATTTTAACATTTAGATTCATCATTGTGAAATGGCCGTCCTAAAAGCTTTGAAAATAGTGTTGTTGTTGACGGGAGAGCAAAGCAGACGAATTGAAGTTCCTTGTATGTCGGCCGTAAATGACGCTAAAAGGCCATTAGAGGTTACCGTTCCATATTCGGTGATGCTGACACTAGATCCGTTTGAAACGACGCTTATTTGGGTCATTTGATACATATCGTTGACGGAGACCTGGACGAGATATTGAATGGTTCGATAATAAACGGTCGAAACGGTGTCAAGGATCTGATTAGCTTGAGTGGTTGAAGCGTGTAATACCGCCATTCCGGTGGCCATATTGGGAAGAATTGGTTGTCCGTAAGTATTGGATTTAGTGGGTTTAGGTACTGTATTTTTATATTCCTTGAGGTTAGCAAGGGTTTGAGTTAGAGCTTCTTTGTTTGTAAACATAACGGTCTCGTTGCCGGTTGCCTTTTGCGTTTGACCGATACGATCTTTTTCTCGATATCGCAAAGAAACTAACTCGATGCACGATTGTTGAACATCGAACGGGATGGGGTCATAACCCGCAGAATATGTCACGACGACACCCGATCTTGATTCGTTAAATAGTAGCCCAACCAAAGACACTGAATTATTCTCTTGGATAAATCCAGGTTGACCAGGAAGGGTGCTTTTATTAATTATTTTTCCGTCAATGACTAATGAGTAGACATCAACGACTGGTTGATTGTAGAGAGTTATTTTATGTTGGCCATACGAGGTTGATCGTATCTCTTCATAAGCCTCTAGCGAGATATTGGAATTACAAAATTGACGGATCCAAGCCGAGGCCTGGGTAATCATCCGCATTAAAAGTTCATCGTCCGTTCCCACAAAACCCGACCCGGTGTAAGCTGGGGCCGATGTCGTGTTTAACCCGATTGAAAATTTGTTTTGATCGATGACGGTAACTGTATAAAGATTATTATTTAGAATCGTCATCCCGTTAATGCCAGTCAACCCAACCTTTTTACCGCTGACCAATGCGTGAGCTGGACAAGTCACGACGCAGGGATCGGCTTGGGTAATGCTGGTTATAGGCTTTCCGATCAAGTTCAGATAATTTTTTACATCCGATAGTGAAACAAGATCGATCACTTTATTCCTCTTTCTTGGCCTTTTTTCTTGTGGGCGTATATTCAACCACTTCATCAAAACCCAAAAATTTTAATCGAGAGGCCTCTTCTTCGGGAACCACAAAGATTCCATCGATAGGTTTGATCTCCTGACCATTGAGCGATAATGATGTTGCGTTAGGATTTTTAACTTTTATGTTTTTCATAAGGAAGGATGGGCGGAATGAACCCGCCCATCTTTGATTCCTTTTTACCGATTAAAGAATGCCAGTTAAAACCGCATTGGCAAACGGGCTATAAGCTACGAGCGTCTGTTGTTGATAGACACCAAACTCAAAGCGACGGCTACGAAGAGGCCATTCAATACCATAAGTATCGCGGAGGCAAACCACTTGAGTGGTTGAACCAACATTGGAAACTGGGTAAGGAAGGACCTGACTATGGAAATAAATAGTACCCGCTGGCATATAGGGATGAACGCGAATTTCGATCAGGCTACCGAATAATTTCGATAGATATTGACCTACATTCGATCCAGCCGTTAAGCCTGAGCGATTGCCATTAGCATCACCATTGAAGCGGAAGAGAGGCGCACCACCGTTGGCGATCAAAAGTGCATTCACTTTGATCATTTCGGTTGAGGACATCCAAATGGTCGTGGGGACCACTTTGTAATTATCATAGAGGCTAGCCAACACTTCCTCAAATTGCACTATACCGCCCGCACCGTCGGAGGTCAGGGTAGCATTCAAGCTCTTGTAGTATCCATTGGATCCATCAGCTAGAGTTTGGCTTAAAAGACCGTCCATTGTAAAACCACCGAGCGCACTGTAATCCGTTGAAGCCAGGGCAGAAGCTAATTGACCAGTGGCGGGGATTGAAGTTAAAGTGGCTTTGGGTACGGTTGTAATTTGTGCTAATTTTTCTGAACCAGCAACCCCGGTGAACCAAGCGAATCCGAAACTACCTTTAGGCGGAACGATTGAAGCAACGACTGAACCATTAGGTCCGGTTACGGAAACGGTAGCCGATGCCGATTTGATAGCACATCCACCAGGAATGGTAGAAGAGCTTCCGTCTGCATTTGTTCGGGTCACTTGTTGGACCACGCCGTTTGCTACGCTTGATTTTTGCAGTCCGTCGCCGGTTAGAGCAACGCAAATGACGGAAAGTGAAGCGGTTGTAGGCATAGAACCTGAAGATCCCGCAACGAGGGTTGGAGTTGGGGTGGTTCCAAGGCTAATAGAAGCATTACCGAGGAGAAGTTGTTTTTCTTCTGCAATAAAAAGAGAACGCATAGCACTCTCAATCATTCTTGCTTTACCATCGTCTAGGCCCTTTGCAGATTCAAAAGCCTCGAAGGTCAAGCTAGATTCAATACCCAAACTGACAAACGGAGAGAGCTTGTCCACGACTGTGGGCGTAGTTACTCCGCCTCTTGCACCTTCGCTGACGCCAATAAATTGACTAGCGGAATCATAAGAGGTGAAAGCTTTCCAACGAAGAGCGGTTCCACCGTTATTGTTAACGGTACGGGGGAGCATATTTCGTAGGGGGTGAACAATTTCACCGGAGGGGATGAGGGTTTTAGCTGGAGCCTCAAGATTGTAATTAACGAGGCCAGTGGCCACATCAATCCCAGCTTTTTCGATGTTATCGGCAGTTGGTTTGGATAATTCTGATTTGATCAGGTCCAAAGTTTCGTTCAAGTTAGACATATTTTTTTTCCTTTTCTACGCAAAATGCGTTAGTGGGTTAGTAAAGTCGTTTTCCCGACTTTAGAGCTTGTTTGATGAGTCCGGTTGTGCTGAGGTCCTCGACTACCTCGGCCTTATCGGTAATTCCGTCATTTTCCTTGCTGACAGATTTTAGAACACCCTTGCCATTCTTAATTTCGTGAATGGCTTTAATTGTCTCAGATTTAAGAAGTTCAAATTCTTCTCTAGCCTGGACAAGTTGGAGGTTTAATTCTTTGTTTGCCTTTTCTAAGTCCTGAAATTTATTTAGATCTTGATCGGCGATTGATTTTGTTTTATCTTCCTCAGCTGGTTCCATTGTTTTTTCTTCGTGCATATATTTCATAGAAGCCATCATTTCGTCTGCCATCTTGATGCACTTATGGACCTCGCTTAAAGCTTTGGCGACTTCCTTTGAGTATTTGGCTCCTTTTTTCTCAACATCGCTTTGAGCCTCAACCGTAACTTCTTCAGGTTTATTTTCTAAAGTTTCGCTTACGGTAATTTCTTTTTCTTCATTCATAACTAGATCCTTTTCTGATTTACTAGCAGTTTCTACGCTAGGGGTTGGGAGAATGTGAACATCATCGGTGATTTTTGTTGGCTCATCTTCCTCTTCTGCATCATCAACCTTGATGAGAGAAATTTCTGCCATACGATTTGCCGGGACATCCACAATAGACACTTCATTCAATTTAATTCGACGAATCACTGACCGATCCTGACTGTCTCGCTCAAGCACCCGCCCCCCGATGCTAAAACCACGATAAACACCGGCTTTCAATTTTTGGACAGCAATTGGATCCACGATCAACGCTGAAAATTTTGTAACTCCGTCGGTGTCAACATTGATGTCCAGTGCGGTCCCACAAGCTTTGAGTGGATCGTGTTGTTCGCGAACGGCCGGGAATTTTTTATAATCTTCAATTGCACCACGCATCGCATCGGCGGTAATAATTTCATTATCACTATCTCTATTGGGGGTCGACGCGATACCCTCAACAATCAACGACCCGTCGGGTTGTTGTGTTGTTTTTGTTATTTCAGAAAACCAAGATTTCATTCGCACCTCTTAGATGCGACCTCATATATTTAGAATAGGATAAAAATGAAAAAAAAGGATCGAGAGCATTTAGGTAAGGTAGCGAAACTTGGATGCTATTGTTGTCGAGCTGACAAACGCGGATGGGTGGAGCCAATGGTTCACCACATTCGGGAAGGTATGGGTATGGGCCAAAAAGCATCCGATTATCAAACAATTCCATTATGCGAAGGACATCACCAGGGATTGGTTGACCACGATGGAACAAAGATAGCCTTTCATCGATCACCCAAAGCCTGGCGCGATCGCTACGGATCCGAGAAGATGATCGCCCAAGCCATTTATGATCTTATACGAAAATTAGACGAAACTAACCCAGGTTGGCACTTGTAAATAATGTAAATAGTGGGTTTATATATTTATTGATTAAATATAAAAAAAATAGTTGAAATTTGGTTAAATAGTGTAGTATTCTTTTTTTGTGGACGACCACTTCGGTCACTTCCCCCCACAAGGAGCTACAAAATGACAATCACAATCCCCTCTTACCAACACGAAGCACCGGGCCGACGCCTAGCCCTTCTATACATCGTAGAGAATTGGTCTGAGTGCAAAGATCAAATCTCCATCGAGTTTGCAACCTTTGAGAATAAAAAAGCAATAAAGGTTACGGGCGACTTTCTTTTCACTAAAAATGGGGAAAGAATCCCAAGCAGTGAATTTTATGTACAACGACAAGAGCTTAAGCTTTCAGATATCTCTTTTCTTATCGATCTAAAAGATATTATCTTATCAACCGATAAGGAATACCAAGAGTTGGTAGAGAAACAAAAGCTGTTCAATAACCTGATGACCGATGTTTATGCCAAAAAGGTGGCATACACTTCCGACAATACATCGCTTAACGAAACTATCCTTCAGTGGGCCGTTTACACCGCCACAAAAGATGTTGATACCGCAGTGCGACAATTCGAGAAGTCTGTTAGACGATTCCTTGGCTTTAGCGTATAACATCACCGGGTCCAGGGCCGACACCCACAAGTCGGCCCACACAAAGGAGCTACAAATGAAAATTACAATCTTACAACACGAAACACAAAGCCGAATCGATGCGCTTACGCACATCATTCATAACTGGGATTTGTATAAGAACGAAATCCAAATCGGAATTTGGAAGGTCGGTCGTCAAAAAAGTTTACAAGTTCGACCAGTACGGTATGACAGTGACGCTTTGATTATTTCCAATACTACAAATAAAGTTTTATATATACAAAAAGAAGATCTCCGCCAGTTGGATTTCGGCCTTAAATCACTCTTGGTTAAAATAATTACCTCGACCGATGCTGACAATGTAATTAATTTGGATAGACTTCAAAGGATCGTTAAGGTTAGAGAGGATCTTCGATACAGAAAATTTTTCTATCATCCGGAATATAGCACCGAGGAATCCAATGAAAATCTTCATCTTGCCATAGTCGAGGCGTGTCTTAGCGCTAAGGATGTAGTGCAAAAGTTTGAAAACAGCGTTTGGAAATTCATCGAAGGTTAACCACCACTGGGTCCAGGGCCGTCACGAAAGGGTGACGGCCCTCCAAAAAGGAGCTACAAATGAAAATCACACCCAAAAGCATTAAGGCATATTTCAGGTCCACTATGGAAATCATAGTGAAGCTTTTCAGAGCTATAGTTATTTGCTTTCTCGCGATAAATATATCCATTTTTGTAATGTGGATATTTTATATCACCTTTTTTGTCGATACGACCTTACCCATAGCTACGCAAGATACCCTGGGAAGTTTTTATAAACATCTTTACAATTTCAATTTTTAAGGAGCTACCAAATGACAACCATTCTTAGTCGCAAAGTAAAACGACAAACCTCCACACTATATGGAGAGCGTGTCGCACTCGATGGCCGATCTTACGGGAAGCTGAGACCCATCGTGGTTGAAATAACGCCCGATGGATTGATCGGCTTACGCCGGGGCGGTTTGAGATCAACACTGTACATCTCGATTGGTGATCTTATGAATCACTTGGAGATTCAAGAGGCCAAAGCTATACTAAACGCGAAGCGTAAAGCTAAAAAAGAGGGTCGAAGTGCCAGGCGCTGATTATTACCAATTTTTCTCAAAGGAGCGTTCTAGTGGAAGGGGACGCTCCTTTCTTTTGTTTTACATACGACGCTGGGTTCGATTAAGCATTGAGGTTTTGCTATCTGCCATCTTGTGTTTAATCACATTGATCTTAATTCAGTTTTATATCGGCATAATGAACGCCAGGAATTATGAACACAAAATGGGTCAAATAGAATTGGAAAAAAAGATTAAAAAATAACTTATTCCGTTTCCGTTTCCGTTTCCGCCTCACGATCGGGGATCACTGGGATCGTCGTGCAACGGCAATTCGGGTGAGTATCAAATGGAGGAGGTTCTACATCGGCGTCAATTGGGATTCCGTCGGGATATTCGGAAGCTAGTGAATCGGCTAAGAAGATACAATCATCACAAGCTCCATCCGACAATAGCCATTCCCAGGCTTCAATTACACCGGACTCTCGGTAGGCAATCACCGACGACTGGTTGTGAGCTATTGAAGTTTCCGTCCTAGAGATCATCATCGCGCGATCTTCATCAAAAATGATCGCCAATTCTTCTCCCAGCTCTTGTGGTGACCATCCCAATTCGATTGCTTTCGCTACCTTTTCCGCGATCCAGTCTCTCGTCGTTTGATCGAGCCACCCAACCCTTTCTTTTATCCCGCTGATGGCTATCTGCATCGCTCGGCGGTCAACCACATTGAAGATATCTTCCCAATCATCTTTTTTAAGGCCCTTTATGGCTTTTAAGATCTCTTTGGCCGTCGATTGCATATATTCGCCAACGATTTTTCCCAGGGCCTTGGTTTCCGCTTTGGTGAATCCAATTGTTTTAATGAAAGCGGATGGATCCGACTGGTAACCAACAATAGATGGCTTTCCCTGAGCGTTGGGTTCTGTTAGAGCTTGATCAATAAAATGGCTTTTGACTTTATCGCTTTGAATACCAAGATAACCAAAGACCTGATCTTTTATTTTCTTTTCAGTGTTTAGAGATTCTTCTCGATCGATACTGGGTAAGCGTAGAGTCTTTTTTTTTTAGATACTTTGGCAGAGTTAGGGGAAGGAGGTTCCTTCGATGATGAGGTCGCTTTAGGCTCTTCCTCCCCCTGGTCGACATCATCCCCATTAGAAGAGGTAGCGTCGATTTCTGTTTCATTTCCTTCTTGTTCTTCTTCCAAAGCTTTAAGCCCTAATTCCATTCGAGCTTCGTTCTTTGTCATAATTCCCGATTGAACATAAGTTTGAAGAATGATTGCTTGTTTTTCAGGTGTAACCGATGAAGGCTCAACCCATTCAAACGACAATTCCGGAACATCATAAACGGTCGCCAAGATGTCATCCATAACGGTTTTGACCCAACGCTGAATGGGGGCAATTCCGGTAGCTTTAGCGTCATTTACGGAAACTTCCGCGGTGGCTTTATTCATCTGCTTGATTGCAAATTGTGGCGAGATGCCAAACCCAAAACAAATGAGCTGGAGTAACCATTCGTCTAATTCGTTTTTAAGCGGGTTACCCTCTTTCAGTAAGAAGGGTTTCATTCCGTCCGGAATGAAGTGAGCCTGGGCGCGGTTTCCCAAATTACCTTCTAATATGGAGTTCCAGTATTCAGAAAATTGGTGTAATTGTTCCGGTGACCATTCGGAGGGTGCTGACAAAAGCATTTGGGGGATATTCCCCTTGCTGTACCATTCCAATTGGGTCAATTCCTTTTTTAATGCGAGATTGATCAAGGTGAGAACGGTTTCGACTCTTGACATTCCATAAATACCATTGGACCGAGTATTGTATTGGCTAAAGATCACCTCATCAGCACGATAAAGAATGGACGACATACCGCGTTCGACATATTCAAAAGCGGGAGCGGGTGGTTCCGGAATCTCTCCCATCGCATTCACTAGGATCTTAAATTGCGCTCCATTCATATTTTTTAATAGCGGATCCTTACCTGAAATTCGATCAATATAAACAAGGTTTTGATCCAAAACGAGATGATCCTCTAGCCATTCGCGTATCCAGGACATCCAAAACTTTTTCCCATCGGGTTTCAACAGAAGTTGCTTGATCTTATCGGCTTTATCGGATTCTTTCCCATCTCTCGCTACAATATTAAAATCTTGCAAAGCAATACTATCTTTTACGGTGTCAATCACGAGTCGCAATAACGATAGTCCACCTTGGCCAACATCAGCAACCCTTCGCAAAGTTTCAAAGCTGACATTTGTTCGCCCTGCTTCGGTCTTTGGTGTAATGATCGTGTTATAACCAAACGGTATTTCCTGACGACGGCCACGAACACCTTCGGGCGCTTCGGGTGGCATTGGGTTACCCGCTCCAAAGTATGTTTCGGCTTCTCGTTCCTGGGGCGTAACATTTGTCGACAGTCCCGGAATATACGGTGTGTTATTAACCTGATTTCTTAATCTATTTTGGGCCAAAGTTTCTAGGGTAATTAACTTGCCTTTAATTTGTGCCATTGTTGTCCTCTGATAATGCGATTCTCAAAAGTCGTTCAAATGCTTGTTGTCTTGTGATGTTTCCGATTTGAAGTTCCTTTTGCAAAGCGAGTCGGTAGTTGTCTAATAGGTCTGCTATATCTTGGGGGATGAAGAGTTTATCCATTTTTTCTCTCTTTTTAGTTTAACTAGAAAATTCAATTGCTTTTTGATCGGCTATCATTTGCGTATACCCGAATATACCTTGTCCACCCCTCGATATGTGAGATAACGCCATTACAAAGGCGTCAACCTGATCGTCGTGTTTAGCGCCCGTAGGGAAACCGCAAAGCTCATCCAGGAAGTCCGATAACCAGTTGGCATCGGATGGCAGATACACTAAACCGGACTCCGTTATTGGCGTAACGCTCCAAGCTTTGGTGATTTTATCCTTGTCGGGCTTAAATTTGAGTATGGGTATGACCGTAGATCTTTTAAGCTCTTGAATCAAACTTTGCCCCGACGCAAGATCCTCAATCAACACTTGATGGGGTTTCCATTTTGAATATTGGGCATTGACCAACACCTTTAATTCGGGAAACTCTATTTTAGTTCTTGAAACATCCAGGACATAGTAACGGTTCTTGGCCAATCCAATCGTCACCCCAACACTATAATCTGATTGGGTTCCCGTCTTAAACGCGGTATCCCAGGCTTGGATTGTTCTTGTTATGCCCAGGGCTTCTTTTAATTGCTGGGGATCCGATGTGGGAGGTTGATAGGTCATCCAGTGTTCCCGCTTGAATACCGATCCCGCTACCGCCGATGGCCTTTGCTGATACAAAGAAAGCCAAACCCTGGATCCAACAGCTTGTTTAATTTGACGGAGTTGCTCTAGTGAATATCGTTCCGGTTGAAGCGCTTCCCCTTCTTTTCTATTGGGTTCGTCGGCTTCCGCAATAGCTGGAAACGATAAGATCTTCCATTGGTCACCCTCTCCCTTTTCTTGTGCTTCTATAAGCCGACCCGCCAAATCGTCCTGATGCCATCTTGTCATAATAATCAAAATGCCACCTCCCGACGAGGCCCTAGTGTAAAGAGTTGAGGTAAACCAATCAAACACTTTTTGCCTATACACGACTGATTCTGATTGCTCGGCGTCTTTAATTGGGTCATCGACCAGTAAGATGTCGCCCCCCATACCCGTAATACCCCCGCCAACACCCGCTGAACGATAAGCACCCTTATGGTCCACAATTTCAAAAATATCCGCATTCCGTAGAAAGTTGCCTTGGGAAGTGGATCTAATATTCTTTCCGGAAAGCCTGGTATTGGGAAAAATTCTAAAATAGGATGGGTCATCGATGATTCTTTGTACATCTCTATTGATCCGCATCGCGAGATCCGAAGCATACGAAGTGGCAATCATTTGGATGTCGGGATACTTTCCTAAAGCGTAAGCTGGGAAACGACGAGAAACCATTTCAGTCTTTCCCGATCGGGCTGGAGCGAACAACATCAGTCTAGGAGATTTTTTAGCCCTAACCTCTTCCAAAAAAAGATCTAATTCATTACATATTTGCTCATTGAACCATCCCATCTTGTATTCGGGGTAAGTTGCTTGAATAAAGTATTTTAATTTTCTTTTAGCCAATTCGATTTGAATAAGATCGGGATCAATCTGATTGAGTAGGTTTATCATCATTAACCCTATACTTGGAGTCTAGTTTTGCTAGTGTTTCAAGATCTTTAGTTTCCCATCGTGATAAATTGGCCATCGCTTGTATTTTAATGGGATCACCATTAGCACCCGTTTGTTCTATCCTAGTTGGGGCCTCAATCCCAAGGAGTTTATGTTTCCTCTCCATTACCCGCAGAATCGAATCGGCATTCCTTGGATTATCGCGGTTGGGCCATAAGCTGGTCAGAATTGTGTCTAGTCGCTCCAGCTCTAACTCAACCACAAAATGGGCATCTTCGTTGATGGTTGTTTTGACATCGGCCATCGCTTCGGTAACCAATTGATGACAACGGCTTTTGGATAAATTTAAGGCTTGAGAGATCTGTTCGTAAGATAGACCCGCTTTCCGATAATTCAAGGCTTTTAATTTGTTTTCGTCGATGGCCATAGCCACCTTACCCGTCTTTAATACTCTACCCATAATCGTCCAGGATCTATTGTTTCATTTTATCGATTAAAAATACGGGAGATCCGGGATAGTTGTTTTGTGTGGACCAATCCGTTAAGAATTTTTTGGCTTTGTCGTAACTCATAGCACCGTCGACCGTTAAAGCCGAGATAGTGGCTTCTAGGTCATAAACAGAAACTTGAATGCCATTGTGAATGCCGACGCCCATTAAAGCGGATTCCATATTGTTTAGGAATTCAACATCTTCATATTGGCCAAGAGCCACAAATTGTTCAAAGGTAATGTCTTTTTCGAGCATAGATTTGATAAGAAGGTTTATTTTTTTCCCTCTTACTCGCCGGATGTTATCAGTTGCCATTTTGAAATAATACCTTGAATGGCCTGGGGTTTAATTGAAATGTGATAGGCTTTGCCCTTGGCGTCTAGCCCAATAAGGGTGTAGCCGTCACCACTGGAGTCCTGGACCGTTAGGGTCGGAATAGGGGCTTCTTCTTTAGGTTTAGGATCTTCCTTTTCTAATGATGCCAGGAAGGTCGCTAGATCCTTATCCTCAGCTCTAATGTCGTGTAATAGCAAATTAAGGGCTTCGTCGTCTCGATACGCTAATTCACTAATGGGGTCCAGGATTGCCAAAGCCATTTGTTCTTCTTGCGCTGAGAGATCCACATAAGTGACTGGAATTGTAGAAATGCCTAGTCTTATACATTCTTCTATCCTTGCGTGACCATCCAAAACCGTATCGGTGCGCTTCGATACGATCACCGTTTTAATCCATCCAAGCTCTTTAATGGACCCCCTTAAGGCGTCTAGCTGGTTCTTGGGATGACGGCGAAAATTCATCGGATGGGCTAATAGCTCTTCCGGATTGACATCCGCGTGACCGACAATTCTGTTCTTAAACTTTTGTTTTGACATAATTACCCTTGCTTTTATTAGTATGACATCCTTAAACTTTAGTGAAATTAACCTTATAAATTTGCAAAACCATCAAAATAGAGGAACCCTATGGCAAAAAAACAAAATATGGAAGTTCCTTTATCGGAAAACACTCAAAAAAGAAACAATGTGTCGAGAGATGAGTGCATAGCCGAATTGAGGGCGATGGCCCTAGAGAATCCCGATATGGTCATATCGAGGAATTATTTTAGGATCCATTCCACAATATCGGAAAGCGGTTGGACAATTCATTTTGGGACCTTCCATCAATTCAAAGCGGATGCCGGTATAACGCCCAATCGTCATTCAAGGCGGATGGAAAAATCTGTTGCTTTGCATTCATCAAGAGAAAAGACTAAGGAATTAACTTTAGAGTCTAAAAATTTTGAAGGTAAATATGTAAAACCAACCGGCAGAAGGTATCAAACCATTATGACGATTTCGGACATTCACGACATCGCCAACGATCCCTTTACGATTGATGTATTTATTGATTCGGTCAAACGAATAAAGCCGGATTGTGTTGTTCTCTTGGGCGATATTTATGATTTACCGGATTTTTCAAAATATACAATTGATCCCCGCACTTGGAACCCAATTGGGCGAATTAAATGGGTTCATCAATTTATAGAACGAATACGCGAATCGGCTCCGGATACTCAAATTGATTTTGTCGAGGGCAACCACGAAGCTCGTTTGCTGATCAATCTTGCTAACAGTTCACCAGCGATGTTAACGGTCTTGGCGGATCTTCATAATTTCACCATCTCCAGTCTTTTGGGTTTGGATAAATATGAGATCAATTGGGTGGGACGAGTAGACTTAGCCGTTTTTAACGAATCAGAATTAAAAGCAGAAGTAAAACGGAATTACCTAGTGAAACACAATTGCCTGGTATTTCACCATTTCCCTGAAGGCCGACATCTTGGGATGGCGGGGGCTTGTGGCCACCATCATAAACTTCAAGTTTGGTCAGGCTATAACCCAATCCAAGGCCCGACCGTTTTTTACCAAATGGGAGCAGGGTGCAAACGAGTTGCCAGTTACTGTGATGGATCCAAATGGAATAACGGCTTTTTGATCATTCATTGTGATACCCAAAATTTAAGATCTCAGCTCGTGTATATTGACACCACTTTTGGCCATTGTGAAGTCGGAGGCAAATTCTATCTTCGACCAAAGGCTTGATTTTGTGGGCTTTTAAGAGTTGCCAAGATTAGATGAGAAAATAGGTTTAGGGGGTTGTATGGCTAAAGAACGCGAATGGCTTTATGAACGCGATGTGGCGATGGATGAAGATGTCGATATGACCTCTTACAGTTTGAAAATTAAAACCGGAGATCTCATAGAGACTATTGCCGACAACATCCCCAACGAGTTTTGGGTAAAGCGCCTTATCTTGGGTCAAAAGTTTCTCGATTCAGCGGAATCGGGTTATATGTCGTTACCCAAAAAGAGTCAGATCGTAAAACCCAAGGTTAAGAAGCGATCAAAGAAGAAAAATTAATAGAGGTATCAATTTTTTTAATGGCATTATTAATTTTTTGATACTCAAGAATGAGGTGCGGTAGTTTTTGTTTTTCGCTTTCCCGGATCCCTCTTGACCACTTTAATTTCAGGATTTCGTCCCTTAGTTTTTCTTTTTGAGATATTAGTTCTTTCCTTGTCATACTGCCTCGCTAATTCTTTTTCTAGGCCTTCTAAAACTAGAGGCCGATAGTCAGTATGAAACACTTTTTGAGTTTTTTGGTAAAAACCCATCAATATAAATTTTATAAAATAATAGATAACCAAGAAGGGGTAAACAATTGGGAAAAAAATCGCCTCGGCCGATTTGTAGGGCATAACCCAATTGAATTGAGTATTACTAATTTTTTGCGTAAATTGACGAGGTTTGTCAAAAAAATAAGAAATAAATAAAAAACAGTAAAGATAAATACCAAATTCAAACATACAGCTCCTTATTGTTTACAAAATTCGCATCTTCCATTTTCTTGATCAACATAACCGCGCATCGGTTGAGTCCATTCGTCATCGTGAGACTTGGACCCGGCAAGAATCCATATTTTTTTATTGTTTCTTCTTCTGACAATAAGAATATACCTAGGAGATCGGCAGATTTCACATCGTGTTTTAACTTGCACTGGTGCAATAATTTGAAGTTCCTCATTTTGCTTTTGGCGTAAATCTTCATAATATTCATCACACGCTCCACAATAAGCCCCATCAGGTAAAGAGATTCTCGTTCGACACTTGACGCATTTTGTTTGTTTCATCGGTTATTTTCTCGTTTTCAATCAGTATAAGCACAAGATCCCCCAATGAATGACTTTGTAATATATATCCTAAACCCTCATAGGTCGATTTCCATAGACCGCCTCGATATGAAATGGTCCAAGGGTGTTTTGGGGTCCAGGAATCGTTAATCATTTTATTTTTGCTCTTTTAGGATTGATAAAAGGTGATTTCCCGATCTTATAAGCTCATTCGCCAAATGAATGCCTTGCTGGGTTGATTGGTAATCAATTCTAATCTCGGCATCCATTGATGGTACAGAGTGATTAATGATTAGTTCACCTTCAAAATTTTGAAACCTGGGTTGTATTGTAATTATCATCAGATCATCTCTTCTATGGTTTTATGGATTATTTTTAAGGATTTCCCTAGCTCGTTATAGGCTAGGTTTGACAAAATTTTGAAGTTGTCCTTGTCGCATTCGCTTTTGGTCGAAATTCTAAATTTGGGTTCTAAGCAATTATCAGGATCGACAAATGAAATATATACCTTGGCTTGAAACTCAAGAAGTTGCGGAATCGTGTGATTGATATAAATTCTTGATACCTTTGTTTCACCAGTTTCATCGGGTCGACCCCACCATTTTGACTGAATGCCCTCTTTGTTTAGGGCGTCCTCTATCGCTTGTTGGAATGGGTTTAGTTTGTATTTTGGTTTTTGGTTTACGAATGGGGTTCCCATTTATTGCTCCTTTTTTAATCGTTCAAAAACTAATTGCTCAAATAACTCAAGGTTGACAAGATACCGTTTACCGACCTTGACTTTCGGAAGCTTAAGGCCTTCTCGGATCAGGTTCCGGATTTGATATCGACTGAAGCCAGTGATTCGTGACAATCGTGCCTCACTTACCCATTTTGGTGTTTTTTGTTTTTCTATTGCTTTAATCAAAATTCCCTCCGTTTAAGTATATTAGACTAAAAAAGGCTCCATTTTAACTTTTTTTATTTCTTTATGAGCTTGTGGATTAATGTAAAAAATCCCAATTTATGCCTCCAAATGTTTTTTGAAGCTCTCTTTGATCTTGGATATGGCCAAATTCGTATTATAAGCCTCATTAAAGCGTTCCAAGATCGCTTGGTCATCCAAACCCAATTCTTCTACTATCTGCCTCATAAACTCGATATATAAGCCATTTTCATCATCAAAAAAACTACTGATCTGCTTAACATACCCCTCTTTTACTTTTGGGTAGTTTTTATAAAGATCGGCGCATAGCCAAAGGCCATAAGGATTATAGCCATAATCGTTAATCAAGGATCTAAAGCTTTTTTCGGCCAGGTGTCGCTCACCCTTGGCAAATGCCTTGTCGGATCTTTCAGGCCAGGTATCCCAAATAAAATTAAATACCTTGTGTTGTGCTATTGTCATCGGCAAATTAGCTGTTTTTTTAGATAAAGATAACGATATTTTTGTTTTAGGTATAAATTTGGCTTTAGTTATATCTTTATCTATATATATTGCATTGGGTAACCCATTGGGTTGGGCATCGTTTTTGTTAACATTTTTATGATTTGGCATTGGGTTACCCATTGGGTCAGGCATAGGTGACCCATCAATTTCAACATCAAAAACATTGTTTGGCGTTGAATTACCCCACCTCTTCGCGGATGCTTTAAGCCCCTTTGAAGATTTGAGGCGCATAGAATCCACAATCTTCTCTCTCTCTTGTGCCATATAGCGATTGACCCTCTTCCCGTTACCAATGACCGGGAAAAAAAGATCGATCGACCTCCAAGAGGAATTGAAATCATCGGTGTTTAGCCTGGACAACCTTTGTAAAAATTCTTTATCATCCGGGAGATCTCCATCGATCCACTGACGGCATAAAAGTCGAATAACGGCGCCCAGCTCTGTGGCGGTCATTGAGTCTACCAAGCGATCGGCCAAAAACTCAGACGGGTTAATAGTGAAATAAAACGGTTTGCTCTTCATAATGCTCCTAGGGGTTAAGGGTGATTAGTCTAATTCATAAATAACTAAAGTGGTACTAGGGTATAGGCCGTATGTCCAAACCTTTTCGGCCTCAATCATAACGACTTGGCAATCGTCGTCCCAAATCTTTGAAGCATTAAGGCCGTCCAAAATGGCTTTTACAAGATTGTCGAGATCGGGCGTTTGAGTGGGGTGTTTTTTTTTGTTGCTTTTTGCTCTTTCTAAAAAGAAACATAATTTTATCTTTAAGGCCCCCGTCATTCTTTTCAATTTGGCTCGTTTGAAAGCCTCAGCTACAAAAATTGCAACCGACTTCTCGTAAATTCTAGTCTTAGCCGGTGTGATCGCCCGACCCTTGTAGCCTACTTTTGCAAAAAATGGACGGCCCTTGGGTACGGGTTTAATGGGAATCGTGCAAGAGAACATAAATCACCTCACCAGTAAGTAGAGATCCATATCGCCACATCTCGCTGGTGATTGGTCTTTTGTTTGGAAGCCCTAAATCTACCGGACTTTTTTATGTAATTTTTGCCAACCGCGTTCCGCATACAACAACCCATCACCGAATTATTAGGAGGCCTGGGAATGCCAAGCGCATCCAACCGATCCCAAATTTCATCGGTCGTAAACTCTCGCATAGTTTTTGAAAGCTCAATAATCACATCCAAAACCTTGGCTTTCCACTTTTGATCCAAATATGAATCAATTTCATTCAAAGCCTGATTCTTGGTTTTGACTAGCTTCACTGATCGTATGACGATGCGACCATAGGGATCGACACCCTTAATGGTTTTGTATGGTGTAATCGTCGGCTCAATTGGTTTCTCTTCGGTCGTAAATAGCGGTCCCAAGTCGTTGGAATCGTGTCCACAAAAAGTTTTCATCTTTGGCCTCTTAGACATTTGTTTAGCCTCCTGCGTTCTGCATAACGCCCCAGCAAATAGCCTAGGGCGGTTGCGATCAAAATACTAGAAAGGAATTTCATCGGTCACCTCTGTTCGTTTTTCGGCAATATGTTTTAAGCGTGTTTCTGTAATTTGATTGCCTTTCATTTGAAAAAGTTTTTTAACCTTTTCTTTTATATCAGAGGTGATGACCTCTTCTGATTCTTTAGCATTAAGCCGACCTTGGATCGTATTCAAGCGGTCGCTAAAAACATCAGAAGGAAAACCTGCATCTCGCAAGGTTGCTTCATAGTCTTTTAGGGCATCTTCCAATTCCTTCGAAGCTTTAATGGTGACCGGGTTTTTAGGTGAGGGATTTGTTCCAATTTTTACCGATCCCTTGGGAATATTAACTGATGCCGTTGCGACTGGCTTAGATTTTGGATCGGTCGCGTTATTTCCATCGTCGTCTATCTCCGAGGAAACACAAAAGAGCGATTCCGAATTGTAACGGCGAAGGTAGGTAATGATGGAACACAAAGCCTGAACGCCCGTCTTTTCTAGGGGTGCAGAAGTTGGTGGGTATTTGATAAACTCACCGCTAGTATGAATCAGCATCGAGTGAATAGATACCTTGCCGTCCTCGAAGGTCGGGACTTGCGTTAGTGCCAAACCATTGGCTCCCAATGTGGGGCGAAGGTTTTGTAAAACATCCGGAAGCGTTGCATATTCCGAATTAAAGTGTGGGTTAATCGCAGATTTTTTGGCTTCCTTCATAGAAGCGATGGCCGAAACGATGGCCGGTGCGATTTTAGTGATTGATTCAGAAGTTTGAATCATTGTATTCCTCCAATTTGGTCGGTTAAGTTTGAGATCCTTGGGAGACCAAGCCAAGGATCTCGGTTAAGTTAAATCAAATGTTCAGGGAATTCTATTTTAGGTTCTATGGTTGGGAAATGTCGATTGTTTTTGTATATATCGAGTGGAATAAAATGATTTTGTTTTTTTAGTTGATGGCGATAAAAAAGACAAACCATTTCTTTTTCAGACAAATCAGAAAGCATTAATAATCTAAAGCGTTCTCGAATCTTTTCTAATTCCAAGACGCGATAATCATTTTTTCCATAAAGATCCGCCCTGATCCATCGCAATCGGTCAAAATCGTTTAACAAAGGTGAGGATTCTCGAATTTGTCGTGGGCTTTTTGGTAAAACCCAAAGGTCACGAGACGCCTCAAAGGTATGAAGTTCTAGTAACCAGTGAGGATGGTAAGTCACTATACCGTATTGACTTGAAGCGTCAGGATATCCGTAATTGATTTTACATTTTTGACAAACCCAAAATCCTATGTGAAAAGTGTTTTTACACTTCAGTGATTTGAATTTGAGAATGGATCCCGAAAACAAACGATCGCATCCGTCACAAATCCAAGTTTTTTCGTTTAGGCCAAGGCCTCGACCGGAATTAAGAAAAGGTTGATCGTCGTTGTAACGCTGGTCGTGTAGAATTTTCTCGTACGCTTCAACGCGAAGTTGCTCTAAAAAATCGCTCTCCATAAATTATCTCCAAGGGTGTGGTTAGGTTTAGTTAATTAGTTTCCACCCGCTCCAAAAACAATTAACAAGAAAATGCCCTACAATGCCAAAAGAAAAAACAAATATGCTCAAGATCAGCAGACTTAAGCTTCCCTTTAGTATTTTGGTTAGGATCTCTCGCATTTGTATAATTGAACATAATTAATGAAAATTAGTCAATATAAATAAAAATCCCGGCGAGGAGCAATCGCCGGGACCCTTAACCACAAATAAAAGTAGGTTTAACTACTTTTGGCTTGGAGGAGCCTAGAGTTATATCTATATCATCCTTACATCCATTTGGGGCTAAACTAAATAAAACGATAGGGGTGTCCCGATATATCGTTTAAGGCCCCCCAACGGGGGCCTTTTTGCTAAAACCGAACGCCCAACCGTAAGGCATAGTCCATCGTATAACGGTCTAAAATCTCTTTATTTCGCGTTAAATCGATTCCGATAACTAACGCACCCAAGGTCCGTTCTATGAATAAGCCATAGCCATTGGGCTTATATATGCCCCCTACGGCCCATTTAGGGTCAACGCCTGGATCTTGGGTAGAGATAGGGACATCCACCCCGCCGATGATAGTGCCGTCGGGAGAATTGGCAATAACCCTAAAGCTGGAATCCGGCAACCGAACCAATGCTAGGTTCACCCTGATTTCGGGGCAATCTTTAGGTTTAATAATGATTTCGGCTTGACGGGTTAATTCCGAACCTGGCGGGATAATAGGTTTTGAGATCTCAAATCCAGGCTTTCGCTCAAGTATTAACGATTTGTCAGCTTGGCGGATTTCGGGTTGGTAGGTCTCAATACGGGTTTTTGGTTTATATATTTTATAGCCAAAGCCAAGACCCAATCCAATCCCAACAATAAGGCTTAGGACGATCTGCTTCATTGATCCTTCTTGGAGAATTTATCAATCGTAGAAGCGCCTAGGCAAACGCATATCACCGTTACGGCTCCATCAATCAACGATTGGGATACTGAAACATCAAAAGGCGTAACGGCATTTATAAAAAGAGCCAAAAAAAGTATGCCACTTCCAATCAGGGCGATAACTCTCTTCGTTGAGGGAGAATCGGTTTCATCTAAAACCATTTTAGAAATAAAATCTTTAATCATCCCTTTTTCCTTGTTTTGCTTTTAATTTTTTCAGCGACTTCAAAAATATCAGATCCTTCGTTTTTGATTATAAATTTTGCAACGGAGGACATTAGAGCGAAGCCAATAAATCCGCAGATGAACGCCACCGCGCTCTCATAAATATACCGATCGGATTCTTTGAATTCAAGGCCAAGTTGTCCCAAGATTGGTTGAGCAAAAATGACCGCAAAACCAACCGAGACGCCCCCCCTGATGAAAGCATCTTTTATATTTCGCGGAGGCAAGAAGCTTAAAATACTTAAGCCACCAAGAAGGCCACCCAAGAATGAGGAAAGTTTGGCGGATAAGTATTCGAGCATATTAAAAAACCTTCTCTTTCAATTTAGTTAAAATTCGATTGTAAATGTGTATAAACCACTTCATATAGATCCTTTTCTATAATTTTATCTTTTATTGATTTTTTTTGGGATTAACGGCCTTGGCCTCTGTAAAGCTTGGTTGTTTTACACTTAGGGCCAACCTTTGGGCTTTTTGTTTTATGGGTTTTGTTTTTGTGTTGGTGATTTAGCTTAGCCATTAAATTCCCATATTCTTACTAAGGGATAAGTTCTTTTACCCTCGGCGGTATAGACCTCACCGCGAAGCTCTCGTCTTGGCAATTTTCCGGACGCTAGGCCCAAATGCACACATCCCCGCTCTTGTATGAGCTGGTCGATATCGGCCATCCAGGAAGGATGATTGGCCAAGAGATAAAAACAATTATGAAGGTCATCCGCATTTTTTACCCTAGCTGGAAACATATCAACGGCTAACCCCATAATATGTGCCGAAGTCTTGCTTCCACCGATTGCGGTATTTAGCCGTTCCGGTCTCCATCCGCTATTTATATTTATTTTACACTCTAAGATTTTGGATGCTTCTTCAACCTTAATGGCTACCCTTTTGATATTTTCGATAACCTCATTTGGAGGATCCGATAAATCGATGTTCAGTGAAAGCGCGGTTGAAGATTTACAAAAATCCCTCAGCTGATAATGTTCGCTTACTTGTAGATCAAGCTTTAACATCGGGGTTAATTTGAGTAGACGCTTGACGCTGAATTTCGCTTATCAAATCGGCAACAAGATGAAAGGGTTGAGATGCCAGTGCATTTATCACTTTATTGGCATTTTCTAAATTGAGGGTCAGCGTGATCTCAGTTGGCGCGATTGGGGTTGCCGTTTGTTTGGGTGACATATTTATCTCCTGGGTGAAACCAAAGTATATTACAAAGCCGACTTGCAAAACCCTACAAGTTTGAAATTAGGGCTTGGGACTTCTTCGGGCTTCATATTAGGCAACGGGAGGAAAAGGATTCAGAACGGGATTCCAAGGTAAGGGGGGATAAACAATTGGTGGGTTAATCTGAGCCTCGATGCTTTCGGCAATCGTCTTTTCAGTATTTTCTTCTAGTGTAGGGTTTGCAGTAAAACACCAATTAAGCACTTGATCTTCTGTTAAATCTTGGTAAGGTGTAAAATCGGTTAATTCACTTACATTAAAACTGACGCCACCAATTTGTGATGATGAAAAAGTTTTGCCATTAATCGTTTGTTTGCCAATACAATTCCAAGTAGCGGAAATAACTACATCAGTCTCACCCTCGTATTTCGGATAACAGCTCATAGATGTAATCGACCATTTATATTCAATAGCCATTATGCACCTTCTTTTCTTTGTGCTTGTGCTTGGACTTCTTGCTGGATCTCGAAGTTCATAGTTTTCTCCTTTTGTAATTATAGCAATTCTCGTAATTTTGCGTGAACAATGGTCATTACTTCTTTCATATTTTCTTCTCGGCTCTTGGCGGTATCAATCTCATAAGGGCTTTGTTCAAAGTCGTAGGTATGCCAAGCCCCGTCTTGGTCGGTATATTCAAAGCCGATTAACTTGGCAGAGTTGTATTTTGTTTTGAGCATAAAACCTCAAGAAAAAGTAACATATATGTCGTATATTTCAAAGTAGGCGTAGGCGTAATCCCATAATTCGTAGTAGCCGTCATAATACCAAGAGTAACTTCCCGATACCTTTATTTTTAGTTGATCTCTATTGCTAATTGACAAACTTGCACTCGTGGAAGTAACAATAGACCCATCGCTACCCTGATTAGCACTTCTTGATCTAAGAATTGTAGAATAACTCGTGCCACCATTTGTAGAAATATCTATTGACGCACTATCATTCATAAAACCGCTATAAGCACCAACAAACTTGTTATTTATTTTTACAACAGCGGTTGAGGATGAACCTGAAGCGTGAGAATAAACAACATATCCGTTAGAGCCTGAGTATTCGTTTGAACTTGGGTATAAATACCCAAAAGTTGAAGTATCACCAAAACTGCCGTCCTTTGTTTTGGCAGAATCATACTCCGTCATCGTTCCGAATGCGGTTGTTACAGAAGAACTGCTCCACCTCACATCTTCTGCTCTGACCCAAACCTCTTTCCACACTCCCCCGTCTTTTACATAAACACTTTGAACGGGTGTCCAAGCGTTTGATACTTTTACTTGTGGGTCGGTTATGCTTACCCAATTCCCGTTGGCTTTAACCTGAAAAGTCATTTTAGTATTTCAACCATATATCGCCATTACTACCCCCCGTTGCCGATGAAGATGAAATAGTAATGTTATTAGAAGTCGATGAACCGCCATTAGAATACATACCCGTTTGAGCTTTGAAGTGTGCCTTAGATACTTTTCTAAAGTAATTGTCGCCATTGGTGGTAATAACTTGATCTACTGTATCATTTTCTGAGTTGCTTGAGGTTTGGTTGAAATGAACTGCGTGAATATATCCCGCAGGTGCGTAAATATGCCTACCAAATGTGGCATCATTATTAGTGAGGTTTATTTCAAGAGGCCAATAGCCATTAGTTGTAGCCCAAGTAGTCGTATCATTTCCACCTCGCAAGATATAAAATATATTGCTATTACAATGAATCATCGCTGAATTGTGGTTTGTATCTCTCAGGTAAATCGTAGCACTAGCATCTCTTAACTGTAAGGCACCTTGAGAAAATTGATTATTTGAGTCATTTATTATGTTAAAAGAATTAGCATAAGTATATGGGACAGTTAAATTACCACTCATATCAAGTTGTAATCTATTTGCACTTGCAGACCAACCGCCAATCCTGAAAACATTGTCAGGGTCAAGACCCATATTTACTGCGTAGTAACCACCACGATGGAATGACATCGAAGCCGAACC